ATTGCTATCAAACCTTCAGTAGATCACGAACCTGTACTGGAATACGGATTTACCCACAGTGAATGGTTGTCACAAGAACCTCCTACTGATCTCACTAACAGGCATTTTGGTTATCTCCACATTGGACATGATATGATTTTAGCTAAAGTCAAAGAAACTATTCAAAACTAAATACAATGAACGAAGCATTAAAAGACGCTGGATGTTACACTATGAATCTTGGAGAAATGTTGACTGATCTTTCTACTGCTGCTACCTTTGAAGGTGATAAGGTGAAGATTAGTTACAATAATGTACTTCAATTGATTCAGATTCTGCACGACAATATTGCAGAAACTCTTCAAGAGTGTGAAGGTAAGAACTTTGTAATTACAGTTCCATCTGGATTGATTGGTTCTGCAATTCAAACTATTGTCAAAGATGTGTTCAACTTGAACATTAATTTTGAGGTTGAAACTAATGGAGAAAATTAAGATTTCTATTGGTTATTTCTTGAAGTGGCTTGGGACTTATCTAATTAACGATGATTCCCTTGCCTCTACTCAAGAAGCACTAGATAGAGCCAGAACTTGTAATGAGTGTTTGATTAAAGGTAAATGTGTAGACTGTGGTTGTAATTTTGATCATATGGTGCAAGTGAGAAAACCTTGTGCTAAATACAAACCAACTTTCAAATGACAATTCTAATGCCTTATGCTGAAGTAGGTACATACACTATTACTGAGTATGAATCTCCAGTAAAGATAACAGATGCACAGATATTACAAGGTGAAGTAAAAAAAATTGATAATTATACATTGGAGATTAAGACTGAAGTTAAAGCTAAGTCTTACATAACGGATTTAATCATTAGAACTACTACAGGACTACAAACAATAGCAGTTAAAACTAGAGTATAATGGTACACATTAATTCAGAAAACGTAAACCACCTCTTAGATTTCTGGGATATAAATCCTCTCTTCAACCTCTATCCTCCTTTTAATAAATTGAAGGAAAAGAAAGACTCGTCGAAACTAATGTGGTTTATAGTTCTGATGCAGTATCCAGATGAAGAGGTAAATATATTCTTTAGGATTTCAGAGAATGAAAGAAGGGAGATACTAGAAGAGAATCTAATTAAGCCTGATTACTCTGATTCTATATTTGACCAATGTTACAATGCATTTCCTTTTGAATGTCTTACTGCTGTACAACGTGCACTCAAAGAAGAAACTGAGGTTCTGGTTAAGAGATCAAGACTTATTAGAGATACTGATCTTACTCTTGACTCTACTGATGAAAATGGTAAACCAATTAAAGGTACAGCTACTCAGATCAACATACTTCAGAAGGATGCACCTAAAGTGTACGAACAATATGAGAAACTACGTGAGAAATTCATTGCGGAGAAACAGAGTATGAAAGGGAAAGGTGGAGCTAAATTATCTAAAACAGAACAAGGTCAGTTCTGGAATGTGAAACAGAAATAGACATGATATCTATACAACTAATTAATAACAATAGACCTAAAAGAAAACTCAAGGAATTACGTGGTATTGTTATTCACTGGACTGCTAATGTTTCCAAAGGCGCTAATTCTCAAGCTCACTACAAGTACTTCAATAATGCATACAGAGGCGCATCTGCTCATTACTTTGTAGATGATAAACAAGTAGTACAGTTGATTCCTGATGATGAAGTAGCATGGCATGTAGGAGATAAGATTAGAACTACTAATTTACCACTTAGAGTCAAATATGTACCAAGAGGAGAGAATCCTAATGATTACTTTATTGGTGTTGAAATGTGTATGAATGTTGACTCTGATCAACAACGAGTACTCAACTCTACAATCAATTTGGTTAATCAGTTGATGATGAAATACAACCTTACTAAAGATCAAGTTGTAAGACACTATGATTTGACTGGTAAAGATTGCCCTAAGATGTTTATTCCTACTATTGTTAATGGAGTAGTATTAGATCATGCTTGGTTGGCTTTTAAAAACTTGCTACCACTCACACAATCTACTCCAATAGAATACTCAAGCTCAAATACAATAGAACTTACTACATGGGAGAAAGTACAATTACTGCTAGTTCAATTCTGGCACGTTATCCGCAGGATGTAGAATGGATTAAGATAGAAAGATTAGCTGAGATACTAGATCAATTTACTGCACCTAAATATCATCCACAAGATCCTAGATACAGAGAAGCTTGGAATGAGATGAGGACTAAGTGCATTGAGGGTATCTGGTTTCCCCAGTTTGGTGGCTATCGACATGTTCCTGGTAGGCTAGGTTTCTATGCCAAGTATTGTACTATTGTAGATACTGTTAATAAAGTACGTCATGATATTTCTCCTGACATCCGTGATTTAGAGTGGCATTTTGCTTATTACATCATGGAAGCTATGGGTTTTTCAGGTTTTGAAGATGATGATGAGTACACATGCAACTATGATATTTACAGGTTTAATGACCTTCGTCTTAATGAGAAACTACCTCTGATCAACAAAAATGGTGACCTCAAGAAGTTTATTACTCCAAGAGAATATCTATTTAAGATACATGACAAACCTCTTGGTAGGCCATTATATCATAACCCTAATAAGAACCATGTCATACTAGGCTCTAGAGGAGGTGGGAAAAGTTTTTCTATTGCCTGCATGGTAATTATTTATGAGCTTGTATTTCATGGCGCTAGATATGCTGATGCTCCTATTGGTAAAGCTGAAGTAGAAGTAGGTTCAGGTATATCCAGTAAGAGTTCTGAGTTCCTAGATAAAGTAGAGTCTTCAATCAGAATGCTTTCTGAACTTCCTAAGTTTGGAGTCTATGGAGAGCCAGAAGACGAAGACTATGAACCTTGTCCTTTTTACATTTATATGCAAGGGTCACTCAAAACGAATAACCATAAGAATCCTTGGACTCAATATCGTGATGTAAAGAAAGGTAACAACTGGAAGAAAGTAGGAAACTTCGACAAACTCTATCACACTGTATACTCTGATAATAAGAAAGAAGGTGCTGAATCTGCTGCTGGTGGTCGTCGTGTAGCTGTTGTGTACGAAGAGATGGGGCTTATGAAGTTAATTAAAGAAGCTTGGGGTTCTAACAATGCAGTAGTAGCTACAGATGGTATACAATTTGGATCTCAAATTGGCATTGGTACATCTGGTAATATTGAATTGATTCAGTACACTAAACATATTTTTACTCACCCTAAAGACTATAATCTCTTAGACTTTAACGGTCATGCTTTTTTCCTTCCTGCTCCTCTTGTAGATAAAAGATTTAAAGATGATAACGGTAATACTGATTTAGAAAAAGCTTATGAGTTTTATCACAACGAACGTGAAAAGGCTAAATTAGCTTCAGATCCACAAGTACTAATCAGTCATCGTATGAACTTACCACTTCAGATTGATGATATGTGGTTAGGTGGATCGTCTGGTTATCTTCCAGAAAAAGAAGCAGAAGAACGTGAGAAAGAATTAATTAGAAATAATTTATATGAATCTATAGGTCAAGCAATAGAGCTTTACTGGGATTCTGGAACACAGTCTGGAGTTAATTATAGAATTAAACCTTTGTCAGAAGCTAAACCTATTTACAATTGGCCGTTAAGCCCTTCTGACCCTACTCATGGGGAAGTAATGATCTACATTCATCCTGATAAGTTAAAGATAAATGGGGTGATACCTAATGATGCTGTAATTATTTTACATGACCCTTATGTTTCTGATGAACTGGATAAAGGTGGATCACTTGGAGCGTCTTATGTGATTGTGAATCCCAAGTATGAAAGCTTTGGTTTACCTTCGTACCAAATTGCAGCAACGTGGATCAGTAGACATCCTAATGGTGTAGATGGTTACAATGAGGTGTTTGAAAAGTTAATACAGTTCTATGGTAATCCAATTAGAGGTGTGTGGTACGAAGCAAACCGTGGTGATAGATTTAGAGGACACATGCTTAAGAAAAAGAAAGCTAGTTTGCTGTGTTTACGTCCTCAGTTTGAACAAGGTCAATTCATATACAGCAGGAATGTCACACAGACTGGTTACATGGTAAGTAATAGAATTGCAAAGGTTACACTACTCGATGGTTTACGTGACTTGTTACTTACTGATGTTGGAGGAAAACTTCTTATTGAAACTATACCTTGTCTCTATACAATTAAACAGATGAGACAATTTACTATGGATGGAAACTTTGATGGTATATCAGCTTTGCAAGGTCTTCCACTAGCTGTTAATGAACTAGAACATTATTCAACAAACAAGCAGAGTTCAGGGATATTTGACGGATTGACTAAAAACTTAAAAAATGCTCTTAATAGAACGCAACAAAGACCGCAAGTGGTTTGAAACAGTAATGAACTCAATCATTCCTTATCATGCTACCTACAATGATAGTTATGAGAAATATAGAATGATTTATGCTATTGTTAATAATGACTTGACTTATATCAAAAAACATCTCAAGGAATTGTGTAAACCTGAAAATGAATTATTCAGATTACCTTTTCCAGAAGATAGAGAATTGGCTGTATTTAATCCTATCTACAAGTATTATATGTTCTTGGTTGGAGAACTTCTTAAGAGAGGTGACAACTTTGACATTCTACTTCTTGGTGAACGTGACAATAAAGTAAAAGATGAGGAACTAACTCAGCTACTTAATGAAGCTATTGAGGCAGCAATGCAACAGATGATTGAAGAGGTTCCAGAAGATCAGAGGGTAAAGCCAGAAGAGATTGATGTGCAAAACTTCAAGTCTGAAATGGAGATGTTTTACTCATCTGTCATTGATTATTTTAAGGCCAAGTTTGAGATTAAAGAACTGAAAAGACTAATCTTTCAACATGCTTTGTGCACAGATATGTGCTTTATTGGTGTTATGGAACGCAATGGTATTCCAGAACCAGTAGTATTTAACAACCTTCATCTTGGTTTTCACAAGTCTCCTGATGTTACTAAAATTGAAAAAGGTGATTACTGGTGGTATAGAACTCCAATTACTGTTGCTCAAGCTATGGAAGAATTGTGGGATAAAGTACCAGAAGAAACACTTAAACGACTAGGTAATTTTGGAGGGTCTACTAATGTAACTCCCAATGAGGCATGGGACATTACTAAACCAGGAGCACAGAATCAGTTCAATTATCTTCATGCCGAAGAGATGTATGCACGAAGAGATTTTGATAACAGGTTTATTGGACAGAATACAGGTCAACTCAATAACCACAGACTCAATGCCAATAGACTACTCTGGAAAACCGAGATTGAGTTTAAAGCATTTAAAGAAGTAATCTACTTGACTAGTATTGATGACTTTGGTAATGAGATTGCAGATATAGTAGACTCCAGTTATCCTATTCCAAAAGATGCTACTAAAGTATTCTACACTAATAAGTGGGGAAAGGATTCTAGTAGATACGAGTGGGTAGATGACTTTGGTAGACAAACTTATGCTGAGTCACTAATGATTCCTAGACGTTACAGATGTAAACGTTATCAAACTGACATTTATGTTGACTGTGGAGAAGTTCCTAATCAACCATTGAATATTGACAACCCTTATGATTTTGAACTCAGTCTTAAAGGTAGAATCTTCTCTGGTCTTAATGCAGAACCTATCTCAATTGTAGAACGTGGCATTTCTGGTATGATGGAATACGTGTTGCTTAAAGATCTTGAGTTACGTGAAATTTCCAAATATGAAGGTTACATTAAAAACATAGATGTATCCAAGATTCCAGATTTAGGTACAGATGCAGACGGTAAACCACTTTATGAAGGTGCTGATAAACTAGCTATTTGGAAACATTTGCGAAGAACCACTGGTGATTCTTTTTATGAATCTACTGCTACATTAAATGGTATTCCTGATAATCAAAAGACTACTCCAGTCAAAGCAGAAGTAGCAGGTAGTATGAATGAAATACTTGGCATCAATCAAGTACTAGAACTCATTGACAAACAAATTGGTCTTGACATGCTGATTCCTCCTCAAGCAGTAGGACAGTATACAGCATCATCTAATGTTACAGATAATCAACAAGCAATCTCTTCTAGTTTTACAATGCTAGAGCTTTATTATCATATTCTCAATGACTTGATGAAAAGCTTATTGAATGAATATTTGATTCAGTTTACCAACTATTACAAGAATTACTTTGAAGAGAACTCGGAAAAGTCAGAAACATATCTTAATTATGTACTTCCTGATGGTACTAGAAAGTTGCTTACGATTAAACCTGAATGGCTTGACAATGAAGGCTTAGGTATATTCTTGCAAGACACTACTTACAACGAAGCATATCGTAGAAATGTAGCTCAGTTTGCATTACAAGCACTTAGTCAGAATAGAGGTGAAGGCTCTGAAATTATCTCTGATCTTGTAATGGCTATTAGTCGTGGTGAGTCACCTGAGAAGATTCACAAGAAGATTAGACTTGCAGCTAAAGAACAACAGAAGCAAGCTGAAAAAATGCAAGAAATGCAGAGTCAGGCAGCTATGCAAGTTGAACAACTGAGACAACAAGGATTGCAACAACAGCATGAATTTAAACTTGAAGAGATTCAGCTTACTAAAGATCTTGATGCTCAAATTAAAGCTCTTGATATTTACAAGTTTAATGAAGATAAGAACACTGACAAGGATGGTGTTGAAGATCCTATTGAAACAATGCTTAAAGTTAAAGCTAGTCAACAGAAGGATAGAGAGCTAGATATTAAGGAGAAGATTGGAATAATGCAAGCCAAAAAGAAGCCTAGTGCATAAAACTTCTCTTTAAATATAAGTAACATATTTGATTTACAAACAAAAGAATTTTACAACATGGATTTTTTACCAGAGTTTGATGACTTTGAAGAAGTAGTAGAGCAGGATGAAGTTGAAGAGATTTTTGACGAGATTCCTGAAGGTGGTAATCCTAACGTGGTTGCAGCCTTTGAGTACTATAAAGATGCTAATTTCTTTACCATAGATACTCAAGAATTTGATGGAACTGAAGAAGGATTGCAAGAGCTTTTTGCCAAACAAGCAGAAGCATCCAAAAACAGTTTCTTAGGTAATGTGCCAGAATTTGCAAAACCTCTAGTAGAGCTAGTCCAGCTCAAAGGTCAGAATTTCACAGAAGACGAACTGATTGAGGCATTGAACATTATCAAACCTCAAGCTCAAGATTTCAGCAAAGAAGAACAAGCTGAACAGTATCTCCGTGAATCACTGGCTAAGGATGGATACGACAACGAGGAAATTGAAGAAGAGATTGAAGAGTTGAAATACAAAGACAAGTTGGGTAAAGCTGCTGAACGTGCTTACAAGAAAGACATTCAGTTAGGCAGAACCAAGTTGGAAGAGAAAGTACAAACACTCAAAGTTCAACAAGAACAAGAGTTGCGCGATGCTCAAGAGTTTGTAGGTCAATTCCAAAAGACACTCAATGAACTTCCTTGGTCTACAGAACTAAAAAAAGCAATTCAAGAAGAGTTTAATACTGGTACATTTAAAGCAAAACTAGAAGCAGTTATTCAAAGTCCTAAAGATCTTGCTGATTTAGCAGCATTTATTAGACACTATGATCCAACTAAAGGATTCAATTTAGATACTTATCAAAAAGCTGCATTTAGTCCTACAAGCAAGAAGATTGCCAATAGAGTAAAAAGTTACTGGGGCAATAATTCTAACGCACAAGTTTATAAACAAACAAAAGATAACGATTACGAACTCGTACTTTAACTGTACATTAATCAAATTTAATTTTAAATGGAACGCAAAACCGCTTTACAAGTTACAGAATATAAGGCTTTTGGTGGAGACTTTTTTGACTCTATCTCACATGCTGCTATGTTCCGTGATGAAAAACCCTATGACTTTGGGGTTATGACAGCTCGTTTGTTCAGCTCGACTACCATGTTGGGTTTGACTAACAAGCGTTGGACTTGGCTGACACTAGCCAAAGGAAATTATTTCACTCTTCCAGCAGGAACCAATGATTATACTTGGAGTGTAATGGGAGATGCTGAAATTGATTTCCGCTTTACAGAACTGTTGGTATCTAGCTCTGCTCAGGTAGGTAAAGGTAACCAACCATTTGATGTTGCTCTTGATCGTCCTTGGTTGAAAGCTCCTATGACTATCAAGTTGGGTGCTTCTGATGATGCTCCATTGTTGGAGATCTTGAGTAACCAAGCTGAACCAATTACTTCACATTCTTGGAAGTACACTTGTCAATTGCAAGATGGTAATCCAAATGCATGGATTCCTGCAAGCTACTTGGCTGCTGGTCAATTGGCTGTACGTGCTGGTACGAGAGTTTCCAATGAAGAAAACTTCAAAGGTGCTGGCGACCACTATGCAAGCTTCTCAAAACTGCGTGGTGTTGTAGGTCAGTACTCTAACAAGGTTTCCTTTACTGACAAGTTTATCAAGCGTGAGATTGCTGCTGCTCGTGGAAACGGCTCTAGCATGACTTACACTGACTCTGATGGCAAGCAGTATCGTGATGCATTCTCTCGTGGTTACATCTATCAGGCAAGTCTCAAGAATCCTCACACCAACGACGTTATTGAAAAAGGTGTATTCATCACCAAAGCAGAACAACGTTTGTTGGAGCGTACTGAGAAAGACCGTGAAATGATGATGGAATTTGGTCGTTTGCAGATTGACAACGATCTGGACAATGGCCGTGTTAAGAAAACAGCTCCAGGTTGGAGACAGATTGTACGCGATGGTCACCTGATGACCCACAACGGTAACTTTACTCTGACTGAACTGTATGACTTCTTACACCAAGTATTCTTCCGTCGTCGTGGTTTCTTGAACCGTGATGCTATGTTGGTAGGTGGTTCAGGTGCTATTAGCTACTTGTCTAACCTGATTGCTCAGAATGCTTCTGTATTCCAAACTTTGGAACCTGGGTTTGCTGTACGTAACAACTCTACTCCTACTGGTGTTCACCAATTTGAGAAAGAGTTTGGCTTCCAGTTCACCAAGATTCTGTTACCTATGGGTATTGAAGTCAAAATCATGTATGACCCTAACAAAGATGATGATAACCTGTTCAAAGAAAAAATGCCAGGATCTTATCTTCCTAAAGAGTCATTCAACATTGATATTCTTGAGTTTGGTAAGACTGAGAACGCTGCTGAAAATGCATCAGGTGAGAACATCACTATGGTAATGGAAGACATGGCTGACTACTACTACTCAGTTAGTAATGCAATCAACTTCAAAGACGGTATCGTAAAAGACGGTTCTAACATTTTCAAGAATGGTAAGAATCTGGAAATTCACCGTGAATTGTCTGGGTCGTTGGCAGTGTGGGACAGTTCGAGTATTGGGCGCATAGAGATTCAATAGGCTGTTTGAAATAAATTTGTAATAGGGGAGTGAAATATCTCCCCACTCATTTTCTAAAAATCAATTAAAGACGTGTGATGAGCGTACAGAAAATTTATGTATTACCTGTTCAACGGGTATCTGTTCAAGGTCGTAACAACTATGACTTTGTAACTAATGAAGGAACTAGTATTCCTGCTGGTAGGACTAGAGCTAAAGGAATTAAAATCTCATTCAAATTCCATCGTGTTGAGAATAAACTCATTACTGGATTTGACGAGATGACTACTAATCCTTATTATGGTCAAGATTGTCCTGCTCCACAATGGTTGCCTATTTGGGAAACTATCAAGAATCAGCAGGAAATCAATGTTCAAACTATCAATGAGATTAAGGATAACGTTCCTCAAGGTACTTACACTTCCGTAGCAGCTAGTCCAGTAATGATGACTGCAATGCACGATATGTCTACTGCACAATCAGTTGCTAAATTGCAAACACAATTAGAGAAGTTTATTTGTGTACTGGATAGTGAAGGTGTAAATGTATTTGACAACACTACTCACAGAGGTAGAATGTCAATTGCACTTTGTAAGAACCATCCACGTATTGCTCCTAATGCTGCATCTGCTAACTCTGACATTCACGAGTTTTACATTGGTGAAGAAGAAGAAGCAATCAAGCAGAAAGTTGAGAAACGTGACATGATGATGGATGCATTTGCAGATCTTGGTGACTTACTTAAGAACTACAATGAATTCACACATCAGCAAGTTGCTACTATTCTTAAGATTGTGTACGGAGATGCTTCTACGGCAGTTGTCAAATCAGGTCTTCAAGACTTCATTTTTGAAGAAAAGAAGAATGCATTTGGTAATCAAGTAGAACGTATTGAAAAGTTCAACAGTATCTACAGTTTACTTACTAAGGAACCAGACAGAGTTTACATTAAGTATTTAGTAGAACAAGCTATCAAGAATCACGTAATCTTGTTAGATGGTGGGAAGTACATCTGGAAATCTCAAAGAGGTATTGACAACTTCTACGATCTTGGAGTAAAGACTACATCAGTAGAGAACTTATTCCTGCGGGAGTATGAAATTTTTGAACCTAAAGATGCTAACCCTGATAATGCTTATTATAAGTTGACTCAGGAATTGCGTGGATACGGTGTAAAAGTTAAAGAAGCTAGTGTTACAACTAGTACAAAGAAAACTAAGTAATGATTAAGGTAGAACAACTTCACTACAAGTTCAAGGTTGCTTACAACAGACTTAGTAACTCATACAGAAAGAGTTTTTCTGATGTTGAGATTGACGAGATATTAAATACTGCTGTATTTGAATATGTGGAGTTGTTTTACAATGGTTCTAATAAGAATAACTGGAATGTAGGATTTGAAGTTACTCAACAGAGAATAGATATGCTACATACTTTGGTTAAATCTTATCCAGAACAACCAGGATTAAATTTGTCACTAAATGATGGTATTTATTCTGTAGATCTAAATCATACTGCATTTCCTTTCAAATCATTTCAAGCTGGCTATTTGACAGTAAACGATTGCCCTGTAGATATTAATATTGATCTTGAGCAACATCAAGATTTGTTTACTGCTCGACAAAACTCTCACCGTAAAAGCAGTTTGAAATGGAAAAGATGTATAGGTACAATTAGAGACAAGAAACTTTATCTGTATCCTGACGGAGCGTTTGTACCAATTAAAGCTTATTTGACTTACATTAAGAAACCTAATGAAATTTGTTTAGGTACATATCCAAGTATAGAGAACAAGAATATACCAAACGCTCCGTCAAAAATTAAAACTGATTGTGACTTACCTGAAGAATACACTGACATTCTGATAGCTATTGCAGTACAAGAAGTACACAGACGCTACAGTAATTACAATGATTTACAGGTTAGTCAACAGAAGATAAACACAGTTGTTTAACAATTAATTAAAGAAAATGGCTTTACGCAAAACAAGCAAGCCGATGTTGGAAACCTTCATCGTAGCTACTGGAAACCAAAGTATGCGCACGTCCGGTGCTGCTTATGGTACTGGTTCAGCAATGAACTTGACTAATGGACAATTGGGCGTTATTCGTCCTGAACTGGGAACTTACATTGATGGTACTAACGATGCTGTATCTAATGGTGTTCTCAAGATTCAAATTCTGCAAGGTACTTCCAAATCTGCTAACACTTCAAGTGTAGTAGGTTGGACTGGTCTTGAAACTCCTGAATGTGTTAAGAGTCCTGTAATTCCTGCAAACTCTATTCTACAGGTTACTACCAAGCTTCCTGTAATTGGTACTTATGGTAGTATTGCTTACACTAGCTTGTCTGCTCCTACTGCTGACACAAGCTATTCACTGAACATCAAATTGCGTTCTGTTCGTAAGGACAAGACCTTTGGTGGTAACGTAGAACAACTGTCTAGCAACTATGTATCTGGGGCAACTGCTCCTACTCAAGCTGTAGTTTTGAGTAACTTGATTACCAAGTTGAATCAGTATTCTAAAGCAAACAACTTGATCCCACCTCATAAGTATATGGGTAATCGGAGACATGTAGTTGCTTTTGGTATTGATACAGATGGTTCTGGTTCAGGTCAAGCAATTGGTACACTTGTTACTGGTGATACAATCAGTGTAATGACTGATGGTACTAATACCATGACAATCACTGTAACCAAAGAAATGATTCAAACCATTAAAGGTTGGATTGATTCTACTCCATTTACTGCTACTTCTGAGATTGTGAACGTATCAACGGCTGTTACTGGGTCTTCTGATGTTGATTCGATTATTGTAATGGGTCTGGATCATTCTGAAGCTGTAGCCTATGATGACGTTGCACAATACCGTGTAGATGTATCTGGCACTACAATCACTTGGCCTGATGGTACTTACACTGAAACCACTCTTACTTCTCCAATTGAGTCTAGTGGTACAGGTCGTGCGTACAAAATTCAATTCCAAGATCGTGCATTTGGTCAGAAAGGTAACGAGCAACTGGCTGGTTTCACGGATACGATTATCTATCCATTTGAGACAATTGACGAAACTGCAAGCTACACTGCTACTGCAATTGACTTCTTGACTGAAGAGGCTATCAATAATGACATCTCTCACCAAAACAACCGTGTCTGGATTCTGCTTCCTGCAACTGATGACAGTGGTTCTGCGACTGGTGCTAATGGTATTACAACTTCCACTTCAGCTTCTACTACTGTAACTGCTCTGAATACTATCCTTGGTGCATGGTTGTTGTCAAACACCAAATTTACCACCAACGGTTCTGCAACTAGCTCTACTCTGTTTGTATAATGTTCTAGTTCCCTAATCAGTAATGGTTGGGGAACTTACTTAAAACCTAACTATTATGTCAATGTTTTTCGGAAAAGATAAATTTACAACCAGACGGCAGAAGAACCTTTTCAAAGGTGGTGGAGGTAACTCTAACTACGATTACGGAAAGACAATCTATCAAGATCTTGCAGAAACTACTCCTGTATCTCTAGGTGGAACTCTTGCTGTAACTGGTCAAGTGATTGGTACAGGTATGAATCAACTATTGGGTAAGCTAATTGGGGCAAACATGAACGTTACCACTGACCAAGCTATTCCAATTACTCGCATTGGTTCCCAGAAATACCTTATTACTAAGATTTTCGTAACTAATGCATCTACAAGTCTTACCAATGCTGATGGTGGTATTTATACTGCTACATCTAAAGGTGGTACTGCAATCGTAGCTGCTGCTCAAGTGTATACTGCTCTTACTTCTGCAACTGTAGGACTTGATCTTACTCTTGCTGTGAATAACACGTATGTACTTGACAACCTGTATTTCAGTTTGACGGGTGCTCAAGGTGGTGCTGCTACTGCTGATATTTATGTATTTGGAATTGTACTTCCAGCTTAATCTGGTATAATGGCTAAAGATATAAGATTTCTAAAGACTCTGAAAAGAGACAAAAAGACTCGTGGAGTTGCCTATGGTGGCTCTAACGATGACTATGACTTTACCTTTAGCTTACAGGAATGGATTAATGAATCTATTAATGATGGGGATATTAATGCAGGTTCTGGTGGAGTTAGTGACGGAAATAAAGGTGATGTAACTGTATCAGGTTCTGGTACTGTATGGACTTTGAATAACGTTGCTACTGCTGGAACCTACATTAACCCTACTGTAACTGTAGATAGTAAGGGTAGAATTACTTCTATTGTACAACCAAGTTGGTATGAGGCTGGAACTGGATGTAGAGTATTTGCTAGTAATACAGGAGTAACATTTAGTCAAGCATCCGGTGTAGCTACAATTACTGTACCTGCTGGAGTTAGACTTTACTATTTCTGCATTCAAGGACAAACTTCAGATTTACAAGCAGGTACTAACTACACTGTCAATATTCTCACAACTAGTACAACTGAAAATGTAAGTTTAGCAACATTACAACCTCCTTTTACAGATGTAATTGATACTACTGCACAATTAGCGGGTAGTTTATCTACATCTCTTCCTTTTGTTTATAATCAAAATACTTCTCCTCAAAAGCAACTTGTATCAGTAGGAACTGGTGACATAGGTGTAAGATACATTGGAATGGAAGTATACGCAAACTGGGCAATTATAGGATACAAACCTTAAGAAAAATGAATAAGCTACTTCTATTGTTACTCTTTATAATTCCACTGTCCTTATTTGGTCAAGTGGAATCTCAGTTTAATGGGACACTGAATGTGTTCTCTGCTAGTCGTATTGGATTTACAAATACCTTTACAATCTCTGGTATATTTACATCTACTACGACTAGTTACACTTCAGCTAACTCTGCTGTTGGAGATATTGTGCAAGTACAGTCTGGTTCAAGATTCTACTGGTTACACATTTACAGTATAGCATCTAACTCTGGTGGTGTGATCACAGGTAATGTTAGAGATAGTTCCAGTACACTGACTACATTCCCAACTGGTAAATGGTCAATATTTAGACCTACACCTAACTTACGATTACCACTTAGCCCTGATGGAGAAACTAATGCATCAAGATCAGCTACGTTTAATACATTAGCGTTACGTGTAGATGAAATACAAACTTCTGTAGCATCTGCAACCAATTGTGAAATTACACTAACTAAGAATAATCATGGGTTTTCCAAATGGACTCCACTCTATTGGACTGGATCTACATTTGTAAGACCTACTTATGATACACTTGTACCTGACTACATTGTAGTAGATAGTCTCACTGCTAACACGTTTAAAGTAGCAACTTGTGGTACTTATGCAACTATACTTGCTGATGGTATCTACTGGTATACTAATCAATCTCCAGGATACTCACTTAATCAAGACACTACTAAAGCTCCATTGTTTCAAGTAATTGATTCTACTCTCATCTTGAATCCTATTGTGGGCTTTAACTTGATGTCAGGTTCAGGAGGTACAGGTATTACAGATGGTGATAAAGGAGATATTACAGTTTCAGGTGGAACTTGGACTATTGACAATGGAGTGATTAATAATGCGAAACTAGCAACCAATGCAGTTGACTCTACAAAAGCAGCTAATTTAAGTCCTAACGATTTAGCTCAAACCGGGGCAAGCACTGGTCAGGTTTTGACTTGGACTGGAAGTAAGTATGCACCTAGAGACTTAGATGGCAATGGGATTATTTCGGCTTTACCTACAGGGGATGTGATTATACAAAGCTCGAATGATTTATATATAAAAGATGGATCAACCGGGTTTCATAAGACTAGCTATAAAACAAGTACTGGGGCTACTGGTACTGAGATTTATAGGGGTGGAATTATTATAAACAAGACAGCTACTAGTGATTTCGGCGCTAGCTATAATATTAATGATACTACAGGTGTTGTTGATTTCACTTATGCTACAACACAAGACGACAGGGGAGTCATACAGAACGAAGGCTCAGGCCCCCAAATTACTAATTTGCTGGTAAGCACTAAGCTACCGGGAACATATAGATGGCCTTATGGGGTTAGAGTAGATACTTCCAGTACTATCTCTGTGATAAGGCAGATGTATGGTGATCGATATGCTGGGCCTACTACTCCGAACGTGCATCATTTTAGAGGTGCTGTTACTACTAGTAGTAATGCTTACACAGCCCCCTTTCGTTTAGAAACAAACTCAGCTAGTGGTAAGCTATCTGCTGATATTGATGGTAGCTTATTTGTAAGAGAAAATGGTAAGGTTTATATAGGCCAAGACTCATCGTTTGTGCACGATCCGGTCAATGATACTACATCAGCAAAAGGTATATTCCGTACAGATCAACTGTTAGTACGTGATACTATTATTAGAACCGAATACTCCGCTCCGTACCGATTTTTATATCTAAAATCTGGCTTAAGAATAGGAAATAGGGGTGATGGAATTTCTAGCATTGATTTTTATGGAAGTAATTATTACTCACAAACATCTGCCTTTTCAATCGCACAATTTAGCCCTACAGAACTTCAATTTTGTGCAAATGGATGTAGCGCAGCAATATTAAGATTGTACACAAATGGCGATTTTGTGTTTAATAATTTGAGGTATCAATCCAACAACTTATCGCTTACTGCTTCGAATCAGATACGAATACATAATTTGTATGATTTACCTAAAATAGCTCCTTCAGGAGTTGCAGGTGCAATTTCATCTCCAACCTGGACTGCTGGAATTCCTGGTTTTCTTCGATCCCAACACAAAACAATTTCCGGCACCACAGATGGTAGTGGCGACATCACTATTACCTTCGATGCCGCTATGCCTGACGCAACGTATACGTTACTAGCAACAGTAGAAGGAACTACAAGCTATACAATCTCAGTACACACAAAAGCTACTGGGTCTTTTAAAGTTCGATTCTTTAATCCAGCTACAGGAGCCGCAGTAACAGCTACTTCTGTGACTATTTCTTATGAAGCTAAAGACTATTAAACAATGAAGTACATACTTATTCTTTTACTTGGATTGATTACATTTCAAGTATCAGCTCAGAAGATCATTGGTTCTACAACTACAGCAGGAGGAGATTTACAAGGTACTTATCCTAATCCTACAATCAAGAACAATATTGTCAATAGGGCTAATCTTACAGCATCTTTACGGGATAGTTTATTGCGATTCAGAAAAGACACATTGATTAAAAAGGCTACTGATGGAACTCTTAACTTAGCTAGCCTTGGAAATACATTAGGAAGATACAATAGAGTTTATATTCTAGTACTTGGTGAAACAGGATTTAATCAAGTAATAATTATGCCTGCTGGTGCAGATACACTTACTAACACAGAATTTAATGTTACTCATGTTAGCGAGGATACTACAGCTAATTGTCAGATTGTTGCTTTTGATGGATTTGGATATAGGTATATACCTCCTGTATTTGATAATAGTGAGTCCACTATACTTGAATTATTACCTAATGGAAATACTGCAAGATTAAATACAGTTGAAGTGGGTGGTCAATGGACTTGGCTTTCTGCCGTATCAAAGGATATTTACAATAGCTCTTTTGAAACATCCGCAGGTATCACAGCGCTTACAGGTGATGTGACAGCTTCAGGTACAGGGTCAGTTACAGCTACAATTGCAAACAATGCAGTTACTTCAGCTAAAATTCTTAATGGAACTATTGTCTCAGCAGACATTGCTAATCAAACAGTAGATTCATTAGATATTAAGAACTCAAGTATCACTACAGTTAAGCTGGAAACAGGAGCAGTAACATCTGCTAAAGTACTAGATAACTCATTAACTGGTTCTGATCTTACTTACCTTACATTACGTGCTGGCACATCTAGTAATGCATCACTTCAGTTGACTTCAGGTTCAGATAAAACTACTCTTACAGGTGGAGAGATAATGTATAACGGTAGATTTGCTGTAGGTATTGGTTCTAGTAAAAGGAGAATTGCTACCGTAAATGACGCTAACGCTACAAATGGTTACCTTCCAATTGGTAATGGAACTGATTTTACAATGGCTGCTATAACTGCTAGTACAGGATTAACTGTAACTAATGGTTCTGGATCTATTACGATAGGTGAAACAGTTGCTAAAGTGGCTTCTGTAAATATGTTGGATGCAGATGTAGATATTAGTACTCAAGTAAACTCTACATTGATTACCCATGTCAATGCTTATTTTACTAATGGTCTGTACACAATTACTGCTCCTGCTCCAAGCTCAACTCTTGTAGGTAGAATGATAATTGTAAATTGTTCTGCTACAGCTATTGGATATGGTTATTTGATTAATACTGCTTCTGGTACTAGTGAATTTTGGGGTGTTAATCCTGCTTCTAATCCTACTAATTATGCACCTGCTGCATTTGCTTCTGATGGATGGAATAGTACATTGTATACAACAGTCACATACACTTGTAGACAAGTAAATGGTACTTACTATTGGGTGAGAGATCATTTCTTTGATCCGTTTTTAGGTCAAGCTTGGCAAGATTATAAAACTGGTGTTACAGGAACAACTCTTACTTTTGATACTTACGTACCAGATGGTGCTTACGTACAGGAGAAGTTACGTGTTTACAAAAATGGATTGTTTCTTAATCTTGGTGTAGATTACACTGTGTCAGACAATTATCCTTTTGTTGTAGTTAATTTAGTGGCTGCTTCTATATCAGGAGATAAATGGTATTTCACTTATCAATACTAAATCAATGATTGGAACAATATTTGGAACTAATAGATCAGGAGGATCATTAACTATTCCAGGAGCTTATAGTAATGATGCTGAAGCTGCTGCAAATGGAGTGCAAATAGGTAAACCTTATTATGTACTTGTTTCTATGGATTATGGTATTCCTACTGGATTTGTACGTATTCGTGAATCATAAATCAGAGTAGATGAAACATTTAATAATTGCAATATTATTCCTACTCCCAATTACTGTATCTGCACAGCTACTTAGATCATATGGTGTAGTTGAGATAGGCAGTACATTTCCTACATCTACAAGTACAGGAGCTAAGTTTGCGTATAGAACTGTAGATTCAAGCTTTTATAGATGGATTTCAGGAAATACATGGGTTAAGGTTGTAGAACCTAGCATTGTACCAGACACTCTTTATCTTAAACAACTATCAGGAACTACTGCAATTGTAGATGGGGATACCATTGATATATCTACTTATCTATTAAAAACAGATACAACATCATTTCTTAATCCATACATCAGATTAGCTGGATACGGATTACTTAAGACTCTACACACACTTACAGTAGATACAGCTCTTATTTCAACTAAAATATATACTAACAGATTTTTGCTTAAGTCAGACACTCCGTCAATGTTACTTAATTATCCAAGCACAGCAGGGTATGGTATTGTAGATGGAGGAAAGATATGGAGAGCAGATACAGCTTCTCCTAATGGATTAGCTACGAGATTATTTGCTAAAACTTTACCTACGAGTATTGTAGCAGGGCAGATAGCGTATTCTAATGGAACTAATTTAGTTGGGAACCCTAACTTTACATTTAGTACCACAAGACCAAGTATATTAATGGGAGCCACAGCTTCAACATCTACAGCTACTCCTGCATTGATTGATATGGGAGGAACATATAGCAGTTCAGCAGGAGCTAATCCTAAACTCAATCTATTTAGTGCTTCTGGTAATGTTTATGGATTTGGAGTGTCTGCAAACTCTTTGGATTACATTGTTACTAATCCAGGAGTTCACAACTTTTTTATTTCTGGGTCGAATGTTGCAAGGATAGCAAATTCAGGAAACCTTCTACTAAGCACTACCACTGACGTAACTGGGTATAACTTAAACATAGCTGGAACTGGTGCAATTAAACTATCAACAGGAACAGATGCTCAACGTCCAACAAACACCTTTGGATTACTTAGAGGTAATACTACTGGTAATGGTTTAGA